AACTACCAGAACTACAGCATTCCATCCTAAACTCTAGCTAGGCATATAAACCAAAAGACAAAAAATATAGCAACTTTTTTACTTATGAAGAAAATATGATGTATATAGTATGGTATGGGACGAAATATCCAAATTATACTCTTGTTAAAAGAATATCTAAGTCAAGATTTAGCAAAACATATATTAGACTTATCAATTAAGATACAGAGGGAAGACCTTTTTTTTAGTTCTCAAGATTTTTGGATAGAGAACAATTTTTACAATTGGTTGATTCATGATGTGGTTATAAGAAAAGCAATGAGATTAGATATGATGGATGCATATGAAAGTCCTGGAAAACTATACAATTTTTATAGAGACCACGACAATAATTTAGGATTAGTAAATTTTAGGAGAAGATCTGGTTTAACAACCTGTTTTAAGGGTGAATGGTGGAGGAGTACCCCTAAATCTTTTGTTTATTGGGATGATATTCATAGAATTATAAAATGTAAACACATAAGAGTTTATGAGATAGACAGTAGATATCATTATGATGAAAATGATATAAATTATTACTTTGAAAATGACCTATTGTATGAAAAATTTGGATTAGAACGTATAAAATATATAGATATCCTTTACGATAAAGCTCGTATGTATGGGGAAATATTATTTGAAGATATAACTTTTATATTTGTAGATGATGGAAATATAGAATGTGCTGAATAATTTAAAGAATATTTAATAATATTTAATAAATGTTAGACTTTCTTCCTAAAGATTGTTTAGATAATATATTATCTCATTTGTTTCAAGGAATATATATCCAATATTGGGAAAATGTAATACCATTTACAAGTGAAGAATGGTCTAAACTACGGGATCCTTTAAACAAATTTAGAGCATATCATTACAATAATAATATTATAGAATTCTTCGAAATAGAGAAAATACTCAAAATGGCTAAGGGGAGAACAAGAGAAGGTGACTATTTACCACTTGGTATTGTTAATTTTTCAAGGAATTATCTTAATAATATAGAGAATAATATACTAGAGTGGAAAGAAAAAAAAAGAATAGATTGCCCTGAATTGGCTGAATTAATAATGAAATATAAATGGAAACCATCACCTTATTATATCTCATTGAATTTTATGAATACATGTAAAGCATTAAGGGAAACGTATAATACAGATGATTTTTGGAATATAATGTATGCTGAACATTATCGTTCTAGTAAAAAATATATAAGAATACCAGTTGATATTAAAACTTTATATAGAGAAAAAGTAAAAGGGACTATACTTATGAGATATAAACCCATTTATGATAACATTCTAGTAGAGAGGGAAAGATATAAAGAAAAAATAATACAAAACATAGAAAACCGAAATATTCTTCTTGATAAAATAAAAGAAATAAATACAACGAATATTGAAGATATAGACATTATACCACAATCTCTAAATGTTAGTATTCCCGAAACATATCTCTCAAATATAGGAATGAATGAAAACAATCAATTTAGACTTACATTACAACAAACATTATTAAAAATTTCAAAACATCAAGATGAAATTAATAGTAAACGTGAAAAATATAAAAAACTTTTTGTTATTCAAAAAAGATTAGAAAGATATTTTAAAAAGATGTAATTATTTTAAACTATCACATTTTACAATTCCAAATATGAATTTTGTTAAAGAAAAATCTTTTCTAAATTCAGTAAATTTTTCATTGAAGTATAATGAGAAACCCAATGATATGAAGACAAATGAAGCAATTGTAATTTTTTCTTGAATATTTTTAAATTGCGATACACGCTCTTCTTCAATTCCATTCTTTTCATAATATTCAACATATGTTGAGAGGATATAATTAATACAAAGCATTGTAAATACTAAAAGCGTGAAATATATGTTCATTTTGGTAAACAATAAGTATATAACATAAATTAAAAGTGTTGTTTTTATATTTTCATTTGGATTTTTATCTTCGCTGAATACACGCGATGTAAAATAAACAAGCATAATGATAAGTATGTGTTTTACATACATGTTTTCTATTAATAACTTTTGAGTTTTACATCCTAATGTTTGTGCTACAAAACCACCCGAAACGGCGAGTATCATTAAAAAGATACTTTTAGTTATTTCATTGAGGTTTTAAAAGTTAATTAATTCCATATGTATTTGTATTTGTATATATATATATATAATATAAATGTTTAAAGATAAAAAAATTACTAAGATAAAATGAATGATATATTTGATACATTAATGACATCTTTTTTAGCTCAAATGGATAGTTCTTTAGAAATATCTAAGGTAGTTTCTGAACATGGAGATGAAAAAAAAATTTCTGAAGATTCTATTGTATGTGGTTTAATTTATAGGTTGATGAATCCAATGACAGATGAAGAAGTAAAAAAATCATTAGAAAAGAGTAAAGATATATATGAAGAACTTGTAAATGATGATTGCGAATCTAGTGATGAAGAAATTGAAGGAATAGATATAGGAAGTTTAGAATTGAGAAAGGTAAAATATAATAATTGTAATTGTGATATTTGTATGGGTGTAAGAATATCACTATTAAATTACAAAAATCACGAACCAAAAGATAATTTAGAAATGATGTTTAAAGGGGCAATCGATAATGCTTGTGAAAAAGGAAAATTATATATTTAAAACCCGGCATGAACTAGTTCATATGCTTTTTTAACAAACGTATCGGCCATTACTTGAACATAAGGATATTTTACATTTTCAAAGTTTACATAAGAACCAGCGTCTTGATGTTCAACTTCATTTAAAAAGTAATTACTTGGAGAAAATTCTTTGTTCCCTTTACAACATGTAAAATCTGTTCTAACTAGTGCCGGTTTAATAACTTTATCTCCTACTTTTATTTTGGGTAAAGAATTTAATGTTTTTTCACCAATAGCTTTACATTCATCTAAAACTTTCTTATTTTTTACAAGTTTTACAACATAGTCTTCTCCTGGAGAAGAAGCACCTGGAGTATTTACACAATAAGAATATTCGCCATTTATCCAATACATTTTTATTTCACCATGTTTTTTAAATCCTTTAATAAGTTCTTGAACGAGAAATGTATCATATGAATCTTTAGTATCATCAAAATAATCTTTTAAAATGAGAGGATCTTTTAAACAATCTGATAACTTAAATCTTCCTACACCTACGGCTACTGTTCCACCAACTGGTTTTATAATAAAATCTTTCCACCCCCTCCTTTGTATCGTTGATAAGATATTTTTATTGTTAATATTTTTTATTGTAATTGTAGGAGTTATAGGAACTTTCTTTTTATTTAATACATCTAGATAAACATCTTTACTCCATATAAAATTTAAAAATTCTATTGGAGGAAATATTTTAGATGATTTATTCGCATAGATAGAATATAATTTTTTGTATCCTCCTTTTCCAGAAAACTTTCTAACATATGGTTCTCCAAGAATTTGATTAATACAATCATAACCTAAAATAAAATTTACTTTGTTCTTTTTTAATCTTTCTAATGAAACATCTTTTGGTAATATGATATCTACATTTACATCTGGATAAGATTGTTTAATTACCATACATATTGCTACATCCGTATGTAAATTTCCATATTGAAGATATTTTTTAGGTGTCATATCATACAAAAAATTATCACCATATATTTCATCATCTTTACCTACTATAAATCCAATATTCATTGTAGTCTATATTATATTATATTATATTATATTATTTTTACAAGAATGCTTCAAATAAGTAACATATATTTAAGATACCATAAAAGAAGTTTTTTTCAGGATCTTCTTCGTAAAAGAATATCAATAATAGGAAAATGTAAAAGATACATAAAATTATATTCATGAGTTGATTCATCTTGTTTTTTTAGAAAAGAGTTTAACAAATTTTCAAATTTAATTTGAATAGGCAAGACCCCCCATTCCAGACATTATTCTTAAGATGTTATAATTTATGGCATATACAGTATCCCCCGTAGATAGAGGTGCTCCTGTAATTAAACGTGCGGTGTCTATTCTTGAAAAATTACACGTTCCACTTGGTTGGTGATCTTCTGGCCTTAAAGAAAAAGAATAAACATTGATGTTCTTTGCTAGCTTCGAACATCTTGACTCGCTCCTCTGAATTCTTCCGAGAATGTAAATATAGAGACGGTCACCAACATCATTTGTGTTTAGAGCATTATTTATCAAAACACTGCTTCCAACTCGTTCCGTTATTCTTGGTTCAAATGTAATAACTTTAGTTGTTGTATTTATTCCCGTAACCCTATGGAAAGAAGTCTTTGATGAAGTGATATCAGTTTCTAATGCTCCATTATCGGGTGAATTATTATCTCCTACTTCTCTACTTGGATCTGGATAAGAAGAAATAACTATACTAATCATATCTCCAACTTTAAATCTTTTAAATGGAGAAGTCACATCATTACCATTAGAATTATTAGCAATGTTAAAATCATTTATTGTTCCAAATGTAATATTTGTATTTGATAATGTTACAAATGAAGCGTCTTGTACAGTAGTATCCGAAGATAAATTATGAACCCTTACGGCACTATCTATCGGCGTTGTTAAAAGTTCTGTTTTTTCGCTTATAGGTATGTTATATCCAGGAATAGCTGAATGATAATCGTATGGTTGTCTCAATTGAAAATATTCTTTCCTTTGTTTTTCAAATCTTTCGTGTCCATTTAAACTTAAAGAAGCATCTATATAATCTGTAGAAGATGTCCAAATTATTTCTTTGACAGGATGATTAAAACTTAACTTATGTTCATTAACATTATTTAAATTTTGTCTCTGTATTTGTTCAATCAGATATTCGTGAGAAGCTTGGGCGAATCTCCTTCTTTCGTCTGTATCAAGGTAAAAATAATCACATTCAACACTAATATTAGCATTCACACCTACCGAAGTTCCATAGATAAAATTTAATTGAACTTCATGATACTGGAGAGCTATTAAAGGTAACGCTAAACCAGGATTACGACAAAACCAGAATAAAAGTGGTATTTGAACATATCCTACGCCAAAATTACCAGTTGAATTAAGATTATTGTTTAAACAACCAATCATATTTTTATATCCTAAACTTTTATCTTCTGTTATAGTTAGTTCATTCCATATTTGTGACCATTCTTTCGTTTGTCTATCAATTTCTTGACCACCAATTTCAATAGAAACTTCTTTTACTATATCTGAACCATCTGTTATCCCGATTGTATCAGATGTTACATATATTTTTCCAAGTAAATCTCCATTTCTTGAAATGATAACACTCGCTTTATTTTCTCTTGTAGTATCTGTATTTGTATCTCCATTAATCGTTTGTCGTATGGTTTCCATAGAGAAGTTTGTGTGTCTTCTATAGACAATTTTAAAAAATGTAATCTGCGGGTTTCCCGTTAAGTAAGTATCTTGGGCCCCGTAAGCAACTAGTTGCATTAAACCACCAGTCATTATATATAATTATATAATATAAATATATTTTAATTTATATACGAATGATTATCTTATTTAATAGATAAAAAACCAACTAGTCCAAGAATTATTACAAATAAGAAAACAAAGATAGAAATATAGATATCATTATTATCGGCATCATTGTTTCCTTCTCCTGAATAATTTGTTGTATCTTCTCCCTCATCACCACCACTATCCGAAGACTCCACTCCATCTGAATTATCTGAAGCACCTGAATCAGCTAAAGTTCCACATGTTTGTGCTTGATTTCCTTCGACATTTACAGTCCCTTGAATATTTGAACCTCTGAAATCAATATCTAGATTTTGTACACAAGAAACAAAAGTTGTATTTTCACAATCCTCGAGACTATCACCTGTATATGGTATATTAGAACTCCTACAAGGTCTAAATAAACATTTACGGTCATTACTTAATGATGCATCAGAAACTTTGTATGTGTCTTTATAGTATTGTATAATATTATCATAAAATTCTTGAGGCCAGTTGCATGCGCAAATATCTTCATATTTTTTTAAATCATCCGGAAAATTATCTGGAAAATTATTTGCGCGATCATATATATCTTTACAAACATCTGAAATAACTAATTTACAATCATCCGGGTTATCCTTACACCAAGATATACATTTATCTGACTTAGTAGACTTTTCTACATTAGACGAACCTTTATTTAAAAAAGTAGTTTTTGTACATAGTTCTTTCCCTATTCTAGAATAATCTCTCATACTTAAAGAAGCAGGTATATCTGTCTTTTGTGATACTTGTCCACTTGTTAGTTCATTTACTTTTTTTCTAAGTTTATTTGCTATCTGAGAAACAGCTGGAGCACACCTATCATCTTCAAAACCTATATCATCTTCTATGAAACTCCATGATTCACATTTTTTAGCAAGATGATCAGAACAAGATTTACTTATGTTGTCATATTCCATTGTTTCATTAAAACAATAAGCGGGATTACAATAATGCATTTTCACACTATCTCTCACACTATCTTTAAATCCGCAACAAGCATTTTTGTTATCTTCTTCCTGATTACCTGTTTTGTTCCCATTAACTGGATTGGTATGTTTCCATCCTGTATTATCTTTAAAACATACTTTACCATAATTGTTAAGTCCACTCGCTTCGTTTGATTTAGAATAATAACTTCCGCGAATACCATGACTCATACCAAAAACAGCTTGTGTCCCTCTACCATCAACATTTCCACCTCTCCAACACATTTTTGTTTTTAAAATGCTATCAGAAACACCCGTTCCAGCTGTTCCCCTACGCCCGTGGTCGTAGTATGGACTATTTCCTCCAAGCAATTTATATCCTGTCGGGCAGTCGTCTGTAGCATTAACATCGCTACATTCATCATTATCTGTGTCCCCTTTACCATAGTTTGAAGGGACGTGTATTCTTCCATGTCCAGTATCCAAACCTTGTCTCTGCCAAATAGTAGAACATGTTTTATAATTCATAAATATATATTATATATTATATAAAAATTAGTAGTATAGACTATAACCTTCTGGTATATTTGTAAAAGGTTCTGCTCCATCTGCTCCATCTGCTCCATCTGCTCCATCTGCCCCATCTGCTCCATCTGCTCCATCTGCTCCATCTGCTCCATCTTCCTCACCAACTTCTTCTGTTTTAGTATTTTCTTCTTCACTTTTACCCTTTATACCTCTAAAACAAAACAATGATTTAAATGGATTTGGTTTTACACCGGGAGTATTTTCCTCTCTTTCTACATAAGCACAATATGATTCACACCTTGGTCTGAATAATTCGGGTTTTCCATCATTAACACGATGTTTGATACGACAATTATGGTATTTTCTTAGAAGATCCGCTGGAACACGTGGTTTAGATGCTTGTATTTCTTCCCATGCACTACTACAAATTTCTTCATCCGGACAAGGAAATTCAGGGGTTTTCATATAAATGGCTATACTGAAAAGTAAAACAACTGCTACACATACTAATGATAAACCTATAATAAGACCCCAGTTAGTTCCACTTGGTTTATTGATTAGTGGTTGACTCATATCAGCACCACCTCCAAACCCTCCTTTTTTCTTATTCATCGCATCTGCTGCTGCGGCAATACCTACTATAACTGATAAACTACAAGAAATACTCGATGAACTGCCACTACTTCCAGAAGCACCAACTCCTTCATTTGTTTGTTTCACACTTTGTGTTTGTTCATTAACAACTGCTGTGACGGCTTCTCCAGATTGGACACTATCGGTAATAGTTTCTGCTAAATTCTCGGCAACAACTTCAAGAGCTTGATTTTGATTGATAAGAATATTTGAACCTTCGCATTGCATACCCCATAGATCAATAGTAGCGTCTTGTTGAGCACTACCTTTCGCAAAGTTCATATTTTTAAAGGTTTTTTCAATCGCGGTTTCTAGATTATTTGTAACATTTGTTGTAATTTCATTACTTACATCTGATTTATTATCTCCTAAAGGAATACCACTATTTGCTTGTTCCAATGCTTGACTCTGAGCACTTGCTATATCAGCTGAAAGTTCAGCTTTTTGTTCTTCACTTAATTCGGACATAGCATCCATTGTAGCTCGTAGCGTCCCCTTTTGATTTTGTTCAATTGTTAAAGAACAATCTTTCATTGTCGCAAATGGAGCTCTAAAAGTAAGTGTCTGTGACATATCTAGTTCAGCAGAGTTACTGTTTTCAATATCAGTACTCATCTTTTGCATAAAATCATTTGTAACGTTAGTAGTGACCGTATTTTTCATGGTTGATTCATTTTCACTACCGTCTAAAAGAATAGCTCCCGCTATTAGAGCTGCTGCTAATAAAGGCATTATATATTATAAAGGTAATATAAAAATAAAAATAAATGTAATATAAAAATAAATTAATAATAATTACTATAACCTTCAGGAATATTTGTAAACGATTCTTCTGAATTGTCTTCTCCACCATCTTCTCCTCCACCATCTTCTCCTCCTGCATCTTCTCCTGTATCTTCTCCATCTTCTTCTTCTTCTTTATCTGTTGTAGCTTTTTCTAATTCTTCTTTACCTTTTTCACCTAATAAATTTAGACAAAAAAGACTTCTTAAAGGGTTAGGTTTAATACCCGGTGTTGATGCTTCTCTTTCAAGATAAGCACAATATGTTTCACACCGGGGTCTAAATATTTCAGGCTTTATACCTTTCGCACGATGCCTTATACGACAATTGTGATATTTTCTTAAAAGGTCAGCCGGGACCCTTGGAGCGGCTGCTTTGATCTCATTCCATGCAGCATTACAATCTTCTTCACCTGGACAAGGGAACTCGGGTGTATTAATTTTTACAAAGAATCCTATAAGTAAAAGTATAGCAGTCCCGACAAGTAATACACCAATTAATACTCCTTTATTAACACCTTTTTTAGGACCAACTGGTGGTTCTGTCATACCAGCACCACCACCTAACCCTCCTTTTTTCTTGTTCATCGCATCTTGAATCATTGGTGCCGCGCCTGCTAAAACCGCTGATAATATTACTGATGAACATGAACTACTACTTCCTCCACTTCCAGAAGCACCAACTCCTTCATTTGTCTGTTTAACACTCTGTGTTTGTTCATTAACAACTGCTGTGACTGCTTCACCACTTTGAACTACATCATTTATAGTTTCTGCTAAATTTTCAGCTACGACTTCAAGAGCTTGATTCTGATTGATTACAATATTAGAACCATCGCATTGCATACCCCAAAGATCAATAGTAGCTTCTTGTTGAGCACTACCTTTTGCGAAATTCATATTACTAAGAGTTTTTTCAATAGACATCTCTAGATTATTTGTAACGTTTGTTGTTATTTCATTGTCTACATCTGATTTATTATCTCCTAAAGGAATACCACTATTTGCTTGTTCCAGTGCTTGACTCTGAGCATTTGCTATATCAGCTGAAAGTTCTGCTTTTTGTTCTTCACTTAAATCAGCCATTGCGTCCATTGTAGCTCGTAGTGTCCCTTTTTGATTTTGTTCTATTCGCAGAGAACAATTTTTCATTGTCGCAAATGGAGCTCTAAAAGTGAGTGTTTGATTCATATCTAATTCTGCTGAATTACTATTTTCAATATCAGTGCTTATTTTTTGCATAAAATCATTTGTAACATTCGTTGTTGTTGTGTTTTTCATTGTTGATTCATTACTACCAAAAATACCAAAAACCATAATATATATAAATTTGATATATTTTTTTTAAGATATAAAAATTTAAAATGGAAGATATTGAAACAATTGTTCAAAATGAAGATCTAATCCTTTTTGCGAAGGATTTATTCAAGTTTGATTTTACATCAAACGAAAACTATGTAAAACATTATGATACTCTAAAAAAAAAATATAAATTATGTCCAAATAAACCAACACTAAATAAACTTTATACTAAGCTTTTAAAAAGAGGAGAAATAGACGAAAATACGAGCTTTTTGAAATATTCATTGAAAAAAAAAGTTAGAAGTGATTCTGGTGTAAGTGTTATTACTATATTAACATCAGCAAGACCAACATATGAAGATGATAATGGTAATACTATTGAACAAGATTTTAGTTGTCCACATGATTGCGCCTATTGTCCAAATGAACCGGAAGTAAGATTGACTTTAAAAATAGAAAAGATACTTAATGGAAAAATCTATGTAACTACAAACGATGATATACATCTTATAAGAGCACTAACATACATTGATCATAATAAACAAAGATACAAAGTAAACCATTGCGACCTTTTTGAAGAAAGAGGGTTTCGAATAGAATTAAAATCTAATTTACCAGATTTTACTATTGGAGAAATGATAGTTGCTGTCAAAGAGGAACAACCGCGTAGTTACATCCACAATGAACCAGCTGTCCTTCGTGCTAATAGAGATGAATTTGACGCTACATTACAAATATATGATAGAGCAGATGCCCTGACTAATTGTGGTCACAATGTAGATAAAATAGAAGTTCTTGTTCTTGGAGGAACATGGGATTGTTATCCAATCAAATATCAAGAATCATTTATAAGAGATATATACTATTCAGTAAATACACTAAATAAGAGATTTGGTATTAAACATTCAATTGATGAAGAAATAAAACTTGCTGAAAATTCAGAACGGAGATTAATTGGTCTCACACTTGAAACGCGTCCAGACTATATTAATCTAAGACAGATAAGGCGTTTAAGACGTTTCAATGTTACAAGATTACAAATTGGAGTTCAACATATTGATGATGAAATTTTACAAGAAATAAATAGAGGTTGTTATCTAAAAGATACTATCAAGGGAAATAATCTTTGGAAGAAGAATGGTGGTAAGATTGATTGGCATCTTATGCCTGATTTACCAGGAAGTTCAAAAGAAAAAGATCTTCAAATGTTTTCAGAAATATTTGGTGTAAATAGTATTACAGAAGTTTCGAACAATTATTTTAAATATGATCTTAAAAGGCCAGAATTACAAGCAGATCAACTTAAAATATATCCGTGTGAAGTAGTTGATTATACAAAGATTAAAGAGTGGTATGAGAATGGGATATATAAGCCATATGGTGAGAATGAAAGTGAACTTATAGAAGTTATAACTTTCATAAAAAAGAATGTTTTCCCTTGGATAAGGATTAATCGTATTGTAAGAGATATTCCAACTATGAATATTATCGGGGGAAACAAAAATGTAAATCTTCATCAAAAGCTATTGGACCGTAAAGACATCATTTCTGATGATATAAGGTGTCGTGAAGTAAGAAGAAACACTAAAGGTATTGAAAAAGCAGAACTTGTTGTCAGAGAGTATAATGGTATCCATTCAACAGAATATTTCATAAGTTATGAAAGTCCTGATAAAAGAATACTTTATGGATTTCTAAGATTGAGAATAAATGAAGATGATTCTGAATTGATTTACAAAGAATTAAATGGTTGTGCTTTCATAAGAGAACTACATGTGTATGGTCAGATTGTTGGACACGAGAAAAAAGATGGAAGAGTTCAACATATGGGTTTCGGAAAAAAGATGATGGGTGTTGCGGAAGATATTGTTCTTGCCAGAGGACTACATAGGGTAGCTGTTATATCGGGTGTAGGGGTTCGTCAGTATTATTCTTCACAAGGATATAAACTTGTAAAAGATTATATGATAAAAGAATTACAAGAAGAAATTAGAATTGAAGACAGCTTCTTCTTGTTTACAATCATTCTCTTAACAATCCTCTTCTTTATTTGGTAAATAAAAAAAACTAT